TGCAAGCCGGGCTCGGAGAAAATCTGCGGCCTCTTGCAGCTCCGCCCGCGCTTCAAGCGCGACGTCGACGCATGGGAGATGCTCGGCGGTGAGGCCGGGCTCGTCACGCTCGTCTGCGAGCTGGTGACGCCCGCCGGCGTCGTCGTCGCCGAGGGCCGCGGCGCCCGCCACCGCGACCAAGACTACGGCGACGTCAACAAGACGCTCAAGATGGCGCAGAAAAGCGCGCAAACCGACGCCGTGCTCCGGTGCGCCGGCCTCTCGGAGATCTTCACGCAAGACCTGGAGGACATGCCCGCGGCGCTCCGCGACGCCGACCCGGATACCGCGGCACCGTTTGAGGCCCCCCGCCGCCAGACGCCAGCCACGCCGGCGCCCGGCGACGAGCTCGAATTCAAGCTCCGCCGGTCGGTCGAGGAGGCCACGGCCCGCAAGGCCGCCGCCCCGGTGCGCGCCACCGCCGCCGCGCCTGCCCGCGCCGCCGGCGACGAGCCGCCCCCGCAGGACGCACTCTCCAAGCCCCGCATCGGGCGCCTGATGGCGCTGCTCCATGAGGCAGTCGATGCCGCCGACGTGCCCGAGGACGCGCACGACGAGATCTTCCGGCGCGCGCTTGACTGGCTCTCGAACTGGGTGGCAACCACGCAGGGGCGCCCCAAGATCACCCATTGCAGCTACAAGGCGTACGACGCACTCTGCGCGCAGATCCCCGGGGCGGTCGAGGCGGCGTTGCAGGGCGAGCGGCGGCCGCATCCCCGGCTCGTCCAGCGCCGCAGCTACGCCGCCCCGCGCCGCCCGCTCCGCTGATGGCGGTCGAGCAGACTGACCCGCGCGCCCCGCGCGTGCTGGCCTTCGAACCATCGACCCATGAATACCGGATCGACGGCGTGCGCGTCCCGAGCGTGACGCAGCTCCTCGAGGACGCCGGCCTGACGCCGGACTATTCGCTGGTGCCGCAACCCGTCCTGCAGCACGCCCGGCAACGCGGCATCCACATTGACGCGTGCTGTGACCTCCTCGACGCCGACGACCTTGACTGGCGAAGCGTGCACCCCGAGGCCGTGCCGTATGTCGAGGCGTGGATCGCCTTCCGCGACTACGAGGGCTTCACGCCCGCCGCCTCGCAGGTGCCGCTCTATCATCCCGTCTACGGCTACGCCGGCACCGCCGACGTCGTGGGCACGCTCCCGGGCGGCCACCTGGCGATCGTCGAGCGCAAGGCGACGTCGAAAATGTCGCCCACCTACGCGCTGCAGACCGCCGGCTACGGCCAAGAGGGCATGTGGTACGCCCCCGCAGGCGGCGGGATGCTCGCGCCGGCGCCGTGGCAGCGCCCGGTGCGCCTCGGCGTGCAGCTCCGCCGCGACGGCCGCTATACGCTCGTGCCCTACGACGACCCGGAGGACCTGGCCGCCTTCCTTGGCGTCGTGGCGCTCGGGCGCTGGCGCGGGGCGCGGCGCGACTTGCTCGCGACCCGGCGGGCGCGGTAGCGTTACACCTGGGCGGCGTGCTAGGAATGGCGCCGAACTGATTCGCGGCAGAAAGTGAACTGGTCCTATGAACACCCGGTTGCTTGTAGTAGCACTCCTCGTACTGTTTGCCCGGTCGATCCAAGCCGCAGAGCCGTCCACGCTGCGGTATGTGGGCAAGAGCTATAGCGACTACGGCGGGGCGCTCAAGCAGCAGATTGTCCTCTATCATGTGACGGGCGCTGGGCGGTATGTCGGGAAGGTCCGGTGTCGTGGAAAGCGGTGCTTGGTCCGATCGTCCGCGGTGGCCGTCACGTTCTACGTGGACTACACGTTTGCCGCAGTGACGAATTACTGTGACGTCTGGGGCACCTACAGTACCTACAGCATTTCGGGCTCGTACGATTGCTACAACGGGGATAGTGGAACCCTGTACGCTCGCCGAACGAGGTAAAGGCTAGCCGCATGTCCTACGAGCTCCTCGCCATCCTGGTCACGGCGGTCCCGACGTATGTCGGCCTCGGCTACCTCATCTGGATTGACTGGAAGGCCCGCAACACGTTCACGCCCGGCGAGGCGGCCATTTTCAAGGAAATGCGCCGCGTGCTCGAGGAGCGCTAGCGACGTGTTGAGCCTCTGTCTCTTGGTGCTGCTTGTGGTCCTGCTTGCGGTCCTGACTGGGCACGGGTACCGCCGCTAGAGCTCCTGGCCGGCCCAGTAGAGCCGCTCGCGCGCATCGTCCTCGAGCTCGACGCGCAGGGCGGCCGGGAGGGCCGCCGTCACGTCGAGGTCGCCGAGCCGCACGCACAGCTCGATGGTGTCCGGCTCAGGGGCCGTCCACCGCGTGCCGTCCACGCCGCGCTCAGCGGTGACGACCTCGACCGTCAACGTGAGCTCGACCTCGACGGGATACGTCACGCCGGCGGCGGCGCCTGGATGATGCCGAGGGCGGTCAAGACGTGCTCGAGCGTCGGCACCACGAACGCCGCCGAGCCGGACACGGCGACCTCGAGGCCATCGGAGCGTTTCACGACGACGGCGCACGGCGTCGGGTCGGCGGCCGGGGCAGGCATGGGGCGGGTCGCCATGGGTGGATCCTCCTCGGGCCGGCCCGTGTAGCACGCGGCCCCGGGCGGGCGTCAATCGCCGACGTAGCGGGCGCGCGTCGCGGCCTGCTTGAGCTCGTCGACGACTTTGCGGACGACCTCGAGCGCCCGTTGCGCGCCGGCGAGCTCGTGCTCCAGGCGCTCGGCCTTCTCGCGTTGCTCTGCGTACCACTCGCCGGGATCCTTCGCCATGCGTCACCCCAACTGATCGTGCACGAGGTCCTTAAAGAAGCCCGGCCCCGCCGAGCTCACGGCCGTCAAGCGCCCGCCGCCCTCGATCGTCGGGCGCAACGCCACCCACGTCTCGAAGGCATGATCCCAGAAAGCTACTTCGTCCGCTAACACGCTGGTAAACGTGTGCTGCCGCGCTTGCTCCTCGCCTTCCCCGAGCGCGACAATCTCCGAGCCGTTCGGGAAGCGCAGAAAGCCAATCGAGTACTCGACCTCACACGGCGGGAACGTCGCCGGCAAGTGCTGGTGGATGAAATGCGCGCGGCGCACGAGCTCGGCGCTGCCCTCCGTCTCCGTCTTCCCGAGCTTCCGGGCCATGAATGCCACCTTCGCATGCCCGGTAAACCGGGCGAGCCAGTAGTTGACGGCGACAAAGAGCCAGGTGACGACCATGCGTCGCGACTTTGGCACGGCGAGCAGGGGATGCTCCTGCCAGCGCCGCACGAGGAGCTCGGCATAGCCGTGGTTGGGGTAGCGCCGCACGCGGCCCGTCACCTCGTCCCGGGTCCACACGCAATCCCGAATGAACGCCCACGGATCGCCGTCGGCGCCGTAGGTCGCGAGCGTTTTGCGCTGCTCGAGGAGCAAGCGGGCCGCCGCCCGCATCGCGAGCGGGTGGTCGGGGCCGAGCACCCGGCCTGCACCGGCGCCCGGCGTCATGCCGTCCCCGCGTGGGCCGTCGGGTCAATGGGGATGGGCGCCGGTAAGCCGGCGCGCGTAAACCAGGCGTGGACGTGCTGCGGCTCGCAGTAGACGATGGTGACCTGGGAGCTATCGCCGCCGAGCGTCAGAGGGTCGAGGGTCAGCACGGGTGCGGTCGAGACCTGAATGTAGGTCCACCCCTCGCCCGTCTCGCTGGTCTTGCCACACAGCGCGCAACTGATCGTCGTCATGGAATCTCCGTGGCCCAGCACCACGAGCCCCCGTTTGGGTGCACGGATACGGACGGGGAATTCCCAGCCTCAATATAGATATAGTACGAATACGTATATGTGCCAGCGGCCGGATTGTCTTGCGCCATCAAGGGCGGGAGTGGCGAGCCCCCGTTAACTCCGATCGCATACCACCCGCCCCCGGCCACGGGCGTGCCGCTGCGATAGAACTGGATGCCAATGGCTTTTGTTCCACTCGCACTCACGCAATTATGCGTTAAGCCCAGCCCCGCCGTCAGAAACACGCGGCCGCCGCGCGTCGTGATCGCGGGGAAATCGCAGACCTTGACCCAGTTGTTGTAGGTGGTCGTGCTAAAGTTGGCCGGAATCGCGACCGCCACCGCGTTGGTGACGATGTTCGCAGTAAGCATGGGTCGCGTCACGGTGCTATCCGCAAGCGTGCAGGTGAGCTTGCCCGCGCTGTCGAGCCGCAGCAGCGTGACGGGGGTGGGCGATCCGGCGGGCGAGCGATTGACCTGGAACTGGTCCGTATCGGCGAGCGCGAGATGCCACGAGGGTTTCGTCACGTCGTCTTGCGCCCACGCGCTTCCATCATAGGCCGCATTCTTGATGAGTCCGACCCAGTCC